AGCGGCTTCTGGGGTAGAGGGAGCCGCCTTCGGAGCGTCCACCTTTTTCGCAGGGGCAGCTACCTTTTTGGCCGGAGCCTTCTTGGCTGGTTCCTTCTTTTCCTCTTTAACTCCACCAAGCCCGAAGTGCTTACGGATGAACTGTGCCAGTTGCTGAAGCTGGCCGATGTCCTTGGGTAGGGTGCCGGAATCGGTGCCATCCTCCTTGTCGGCCTTCAACTGTGACTCGTACAGGGAGATGCGATCTTCCAGTTCCCCGACAATGGAAGTTGGTTCCCGCTTTCCGGAAGAAGCACCCAGGAACGCGGTGTTGAAGTCCTTACGCCGGGGACTCGTGGACGACGGTCCGTTGATGTTAGCTTTACGGAATGCGTCCCGGAAAGGCTCCTGAGGAGCCACCTCTGGCCCAGGTGTATGAGGAGCTGGCTCAGGCGTCTCAGTTGTTGGCGATGGCGTTTCAGCTCCTCGCGGAGCACTTGGAGCGGAAGCCTCAGCCCGTGACTGACCCTGCCCACCCAGATTCTCCGCCACGTGACCGTCTGACCGTGGAGCCGGTGGTGGTCCGGCCGGCCGTCCCTGCTTCTTCGGGACCACCAACGCCCCCGGAGCCGGGGCCTGAGGGGCTTCCGGGTTGGGTGCCTGCGGTACAGGCGCTGGGGGGCCCGGTACGGGTGCGGCCTGCGGTACCCCCGCCTCCTCCGCTGGGGAAACGGCCGGTGCTTTGGCTGCGGGACCTAGCTTCTTAGACCGGATGTTCCCCTTGGAACCCTTCTCGGTGGCTACGGCCAGCACGTAGAAGCCACCCTGGCCGTCGGAATCCACTTTGGTGATCCGTAGTGGCTGCTCCCGGTCCAGGAACACCTCCCGGGACGGCTTGTTCCCCGAACCCGACAGGGCTGCCCGGGTTCCTTTCGGGGTGGCGATCACCATGGTGATCTGTCCCGCCTGGTGCGGCAGTGGGGTGCCGATGTTGGTGGACGAGTAGCCCCGGTCGGCCACCAGTTTCCCAGTGTATTCCTCCAGTTGGGAAATGTTTTCCGGGGTCAGTCCGAATGCTTCCGGACCCACCACGCGGCTGAGGATGAGGTTGTCCGGGAGGGGTTCCATCTCGGCGTCGATGGCTTTGATATCCGGCCCGGAGCTGTCACCTTTACGAAGCTTGCCGTTGATTTCGGCGAAGTTGCGAACCAACTTGTCAATGGCGTTGGCACCGTATTTGGGTCTGCGGGACTGGGAAATTCCCCGCAGGTAATTGGAGGCGTGGTCGTCGCTTTCGAAGGTGCGCGGCTGAAAAGAGGACAGGATGCCGAGGATGTTCTTGACGGCCGCCGCCGACATTTTCCAACTAGAACGGAAGCGGCCATGGGAGTCACGAGGGTGCAGCAGCTCCTCTGCGGTTCCCCAGGAATCCCCGACACCTGCCATACGTCACGCTGCCTCTGGCTTGTAGACGAGTCCCCCGAGCTGCTGCACGACCAGGGTAGCAACCTTCTGAGCGAGGGCGTCCTCGTCCACGCCACCCACTTCCAGGACTGCGATCCGGTCCTGTAGATCCTTGAGGACCACGTAGTTGTTGTTCGTTTCGGTACGCGACACACCGTCAGCGGTTTTGAAGGTGACGGTGGGCTCATTGTCGAAGATTCCGTAGAGCCGCTTGTCAATGGCAGTGAGGTTGTCAGCCTGCTGTGGCGTGAGACCGGACATGTAATCCTCCCAAGTTTCGCCCCGCAGTACCGACAATAGGGCGTTTTTGTTGTCGTACGATTCGACTTTGTCTCTATCCTCTGAGAAATGTAGATGCCACAAGTGGGAAGGATCGGAAGTCGCCGGCAGGCAGTAACGACAATCCCACCCCTCTACGTGGGTATCCTTGTCCGCCTGCCCGTAGAACTCCCGCCACCCAGACAGCCGGGTGTCTTTGGGATCCTGAGCTGAAGCGAGAAGTCGTTTCGTGTATTTGATAATGGTGTCGTAGCGGCCACTCTGGGCGTCCGGGAACGTCCAGTCCAGGGCTCCTGACTTATCACTGGGACCTCCCTTGTCTTCGGAGTCCACAATGGAGTAGTTGCCGGGCCAGTTCTTCTTGTTGTCGTCCCTGGTCCCGTGGTACCCACTTTTGAACGCGTAGATCCCGCCCAACTGGGACTTAGACTCCAGCCGGTGCAGTTCCTCCCACAGGTACCACTGGGCGTCCGTCTGCCGGGACGGGTTCGGGTTCGCTGCCATCTTCTGTACCTCCCCCTGGTTCCTCGATGATCGAGAACAAGGCGTCCAACTGCCGGCTGGTCATTCCCTGTGCCCCATACAACGGGTCCTCGCCAGGCACCTCTGGTGCTGCCTCTCCGTCCATGGCGAACAGTTGCGAGAACCGACGTGCCCGGTCCCGCTGCTCCAGTCGCTCATCCTCGTCCAGCAGTTCCCGAAGTTCCCAGGCCCGCATCTCCTGCTCGTCCGGGTCCTCTTCGTCCACAGCGGCCACCATGCCGGCAGCCACCAGAGCCAACTGCTCGTCCCCGTCCATGGCGTACACCGGGAAGGCGGGGACGTTGACGGCCAGGGCGGCGGTGAGTTCCAGGTTGCCGTCCACCGACCGCCAGTCACCCGACAGCGGCGAGCGACGCAACTTGGCGGCCTTCTCCGGGCTCGCCTCCGGGATCATCGAACCAGACACCCAGATCCCGAACTCGTCCTCACCGGCCCGGACAACCGCCACCTCATCACCGGTGTTGTCGTAGTGGATGGCCGCCGCCGCGTACCGCAGGTTCACACTGGCGTGACGGGTATCCATGACGATCTTGCCCACGTCCACCCGGTCACCTTCGGCGGTGAACACGTGACCCAGGTGGAACGGTGCGTACTCCTTGCGCGACTTGGGTGCCAGCACGCAGGAGTTCTGCGCCACGTCACGGTGGCATTCGTTCCAGGCGGCCAGGTGCCCGTACACGTGCCCGTTGGGATCCACGGTCACCGGGGTCTTCCCGGTCAGCGCCGGGTTCTCGAACCAGGCCCGTGGCGGCTCCAGCGGGTAGCCGAACGCCATGGAATAGTCCCCGGAGTCCTCCACCTGGGCACCGAGTTTCTTCATCGCCTTCGAGATCTTCGCCTTGATCGTCTTGAGCTGTGCCGGACTGTACGCACCCGCGTTCTCCGACTGGTTGATGTACGTCCACGCCGCCCGGATGTGTTCCTCCGTGTCGAGCGGGTACCGCTTCTTACCGTCTTCCTGGTAGCCGGGGTCCGCATAGGTCACGTCCCCGTACGGTTCCTTGTCAGCCACCGCGTACTCCTCCTGCATGCTCATGGCGTCCTCGCGGGCGGCCACGTTTGCTGGCCGGTCCCACGGTGCCCGGATCGACTGGTCATTGAACGCTTTCGCCATCTCCGGGTAGATCTCGGAAATGACGGTGCGCAACTGGTTCTTGTCCTCGTCAGGAATGTCGGGAAGGCCACCGTGGGCACCGGAAATGAGAGCGGCTGCCGCGTAGATGGCGTGGTAGATGAGCGTCAGGCGACCGTTGACGATGTCGCCGACGGGGAGCCGATATGTGGAGATGTCCGCGTCAGGTTTGGTGCTGTCGTGCCACATGAACGCCTTTCGCAGCTTTCCTACATCCGTTCCTTTTGCTTCCACGTTTGCCCACGCCGAGATCCGTTTGATCGCATCGTCGTTGTCAAAGACGCTCTCGCGTGGTGCGAGCGGTAGACCCCGCCACCCATTCGGGTTAACCGTGAAGGTGTCCGCAGCGCCCGCCACAACAGAAGCGCACCCGCAATCGTCAGACTCGTCCCCAGAAACATCCATGTCAGGATCATCGTCGGGCCACTCGCCATCAATGAGGTTGTACAGCCGGGTTGCCGAGAAGGCGGGGATCGCCACCAGCGTGGCGCCGCCCATCGTGTACTCCATCATGTGATGGGCGCCGGTTTCCGGGTCCACCATGGCCCGCACCCGACCACCGGGGTCGAGGCTGGCACCGGCGACGCCCTGGTCGACGAGGTACCGGGCTTCGGTGACCTCGGGAATGATCTCGGAGTCGAGCCAGTCGCCCCAGGCGTACACCCAGTCGGTGCCGCCTTCGTCGGGTCCGGTGGTGAGGCCCAGGATCCGGCCTACAGTGACCGCCCCCTGGTGCCCCATGCCCTCCACACGTCGGTGGCGGAGGGGCAACGGCAGGTCCCGGTGCTTGATGGAACCGGGCACAAACATCCGTACCTGGCTGGGTTCGCCGGTGGGTTTGTTGATGGGCGCCATGGGTCCGGCCCACAGGTTGGTGCCGAGGACAGGCTGGGACGCCAGGAGGGTGAGAGCCTCCTCGGTGTGGGCACTGTGTTCCCCGCGCCCGTGACCTGGGGGGCCTCCGGTGGCCTTCTGGTGTAGGATGTTACAAAGACCTTCGGGATTCTTAGGGAACTTACTCCGAAGCGCACGTACACACCTCAAGAAATCACCGGGAGTGTCCCAGCGAATCTTTGCCGCACCTTTCCCAAGGAGCCAGTATCTTTGTAGCTGGAGGGGCATCCCTCTACCCGGATTCGGGTCCATGTCACCCCTCCACAATCTGTAGATCACACCGACAGTTGATGACCTCGTTCGGTGGCCCAGACGCATCCCCAGGATAGAGGAGATACGCCTCACCAACAGGGAAAACTGATGCGAGAGGAACCCGCAGATGATTAGTCGCTCGATGGGTGGCCCGCACGTGGCGATCGGCTTCCGTGAGCCATTCCTTGAAGACCAATTTGCCGGTTACACGCGACTGTTCCATGCCGGCTGCGACTGTAGCGCCACCATAGGCCCGGGTCACCTCGGTAGTGGCGATGGTTTTGGCACGACTTGGCCAGTTTTCGGAGCCGGTCCAGGAGAGAACATCGTCAACTCCGTCTGCGACCTCCTGTATGCCGCCACCGTTGTTGACCACGTCCGTGATCACGGCGAAGATCCGGTTGTAGATCTCGTCCGGGATCCGGACCAGTAGGTTCTCAGTCTGGGCCAGTTGTGCCACGACGAACGAGTGCCGGGAAACGAACGGCACGTCACTGGCCCGTGACCAGGCCCCGGCGCCGATCTTCCCGATCTCGGTGAGAATGGTGCCGACCTCGGAGTTCCAGTCCTGCTGCGTGGTAAAGATCGCCACCGGCGATGGGGAGATCTTGTACTGGCGCCAGGGGGCCATCACCGCGTCCCGGGCCTTACCCAGCCAGCGTTTCAGGGCCCCGGTGACCGTGGCACCGAGGCTGGCCTCGTCGCTGTCACGCGTGCTCATGGATGAGGTCCCGCTCCCGCAGCCGGATACCCAGGTTGTTGACGTCGTGCGGCACCCCGGCTACCAGGATCTGCGTGCAGTAGGTCTCCAGCGTGGACTGCAAGGCCATGGCGTCGATACTGGGATCCAGGTGGGTGGACAGTGACGGCAGCATGTCCCAGGCCCCATGGAGCAACCGCTTGGCGTGGTCCACACCCAGGACCCGGATCTTGGTGTGTAGCTCCTGCGGGCTGGTCTCCTTGTGTTGGCCCCGGTTACTTGAAGTCAGCAACCGCTTGCCGGCCAGTTCCATTGCCCGCAGAGTTACCGCGTTGGCGACCACCATGGTGTTGGCCCACTGCGGGATCGACGCGGCGGCGACGACCGGTGGGGCCACCTCGGTGGGTGCACCCTCGGCGGTGGAGCCGACCGGGATCGGCACCGGGGCACCCGTGGGAGCGATACCGGTGGGCGGTGCCGGTGGCGGGGGCGGACCCTGACCGTTCTGGGTGGGGGCCGGCAACATGTCGGCGGGGAGCCCGACCAGTTCCCGGATCGACGGGGAGTTGATCAGGTTCGGGTCCCGGAGCATTAGTTCCTTGACGAACCGCTTGGTCTCTTCCTCTTCGTCGGGCATGTCACTGAGCTTGTAGTCCCCCGCGAGGATGACCGCCTCCCGGGACACGATCCCGTCCTTGTACAGGTTGTGGGTGTCCTGGAGCTTCTGTGGCCGCACCGTCAACGGTGCCGTGTCGTACCACAGCATGTATTTGTCGGGGTCCACGTTGATGGCTTTGAGAGCCGCCTTCAGGTACCCGATGTTCAGGCCGTCACAGATACGGGTCAGCAGTGGCTCGATGTGAACCTTGACCGCCGACTCCTCCACATGCCAACTGGACCAGTGGTTGGTGTCCCCGGTCCCTTTCAGGATTTCTGGTGGCATGTCCATGGCGGTGGCGAACCGGGCCAGGGCTTCCTCGCGCAGTTCCCGGGCCTGCTGGGACAGTTCGCTGATGAACTGGGTCAGTTGCACCTTGCCCAGGGCTTCGTTGGGGATCTCCACGATGGTGGGAACCACACCCGCCGCCGTGCCTTCACCTTTGAGCGACAGCGACCCCATCTGGACCAGGTGGTCGGTGAGGGCGACCGCTCCGGTCTGTTCCCCGTCCTGGTCCGGGAACGACGCCTCCTTGGGGATCCACAGCAGGCCGGCGGACACCAGGCGGGAATCGATCTGGGCGAACACGTACCGGGTGAGTTTCTCGATCTCCCACAGCATCGCGAAGGCACCCTTGGTGGGGGAATCTGCCCACAGGTTACGGCGCGGGTGGGGGGTCCAGATGCGGATGATGATGTCGTTCTCGGGATCGAGTTTGTTCTCGTCCCCGCCGAGGAACTTTCCTTCGGAGTCCACAAACCCGTAGTAGGGGCCACCTCGGGCACTGATGCGCTTCAGTTCCGAGCAGGACATCACCATCCACTCGTCGCTTTCGGCATCCCTTACGCTGCGGCCTACGACGTATACGTCGCCAGCGACGGTGAGGTTGATACCCATCATGCGGAGAGCTTCGGATTTGGCGGCCGGGTTGCCGAACAGGGTGTCCGCCAGGGCTGAGACCTTCTTGTTCTCAGTCTCCTGTTGAATGCGTCCGTTCTTATCTACTTCCGCAATGTACAGACGCACTCTGGAGCAGCATGAACCGATCCAGTTGGCGGCGAAGCGAAGCTCACCGATGGTGTCGTAGAAACGCCACGCTTCCTGCTGCCAACCATCATCGCCGAACCGGTACTTGGACCAGCCGGCGTTGCCCAGTTTGATGCGAGCGGCGGACGCCACCAAAGATTTGGGGGCTTCGTGGGGCGGTGGGGTGACGTCGGGGACCCGCTGCCGGCCCAGTCGGGGCATGGTTACTCCTTATCGAGGAGGAGTCCTGCCACCATGGAGGCAGCCGGCACGGAGAGGGCGGCGAGCACCCACTGGTTGGGCCAGAAAACGGCCGGTGGCATCACGAAAAGCGCCACCCACATAGAGGTGCACCACGGGCAATGGGCCCAGTAAGCAGCGAGCGAATCCTTGCCCCACTTGCGCACGATGAACTGGCGGTACCCGACCATCAGTTTGTCTGTGACGAGCAGTCTGGTCAGTCGGGTCACCGCCACTGTGGCCACGATAAGGCAAGTGACGATCATGTGGTTACTATAAGGCCCTTAGAATCCGACGCGGTAGTAATCAGATTCTAGACCTGACCTTGGCAAAGTGTAGGAACCTGGGTTGCCCATCCGCATTTGCCGTTTCTCACCGGTCATAAGCATGAGGGCGGCGTGGACCATTGCGTCCATCCGGTCGGGGGATTCGCGGGTGGAAAGCGGATCGTAGAGAACCATCTGGTCCTCCAATTCTTCCCACTCTCCCACCACGTGCAACTTTCCTTGTTCCGCCCGGTTGGCAACTGGTTCTGCCCGGGTTGCTTTTCCGTGCTTGGCGTGAACTGGCTTCATTGGTGGTGTGGTGCGGGGTGGGAACAATCCCTGATCACACAGTTCCTTGTAAGCGTCCTGCATTACTTCCTGCAGGAACCGTTTACCCAGGTTCTCCTCATAGACCAGAAGATCCGCACCGAACTCCGCCACAGCTCGCCATGCGGCAAGACTTGCCGCTCGTCCTGAAACCTGAACGCTACGGTCAGCTAGGATGTACAGGTGATTTTCCGCATCCCTGCACATCACTACGATCCCCGTCTCAGCGTCTTCGCCGGTGAGGTTCGGGTCCATTCCTACGACAGTAGAAACGATACCGTCTGGCGAATCCTGGAGGCGGTTGTTGACAATGTCCATGCGCTTGAACAGGCCACCACCGGAGAGCTCCAGAAGTTTCCCATAGAGCTCCTGTTCCCCGAGAGCAGTGCCCGCATACCGGACCTTCAGCTCATGGAGCACGTGCGAGGACAGATTGATGGCATTGTCGAACGTTGAACCTGTAATGACATGTACGGTCCCGTCCTGCCGGGACATCCACTCCTGAAGCAACTTGATCGGCTTCGGGGTGGTGGTGACGAACGCCCGGGGATGGTCGTCCACCAGGTCCGCCCGCAGGGACGGCATCAGCCCCTCGTACCAGGTCTCGTAGGGCCACCGCCACTTGACGATCTCGTCACAGAGCACGCCAGCGGCGTTGTAGCCCCGGCCGGTGTCCTTGTTGTCGGCACCTTCCATGTAGATCCGGGCGCCGTCCGGGAACAGGATCATCGGCCGGGGCACCTGCTTGTACCGGTGGTCGATGCCGCGCCGGTGGAGCACGTTGAGGATCCCTGACGGGCCTTCGGTGTTAATGGTCCGGGCGTCGGCCAGGGTGTCGGCCACCACCAGCCACTCGGTGGGGGTGCCCTGGCGGTCGAACGGGTGGCGGAGGACCTGGTCGACGATCCATTCGGAGCCTGACCTGCTCTTGCCCGCTCCACGGCCGGCACAGAACAGGTAGATCATCTCCTGGCCCTGGGGGGGGATCTGTTCCGGGCGTGCGACGAACCACCATTCCCCATTGAGCATTTCTTGCACAACGTCATCGGACAGGTTTGACAGGATGTCCACGCGCTCCCGCCGTGACAACCGTGCCATTCTCTGCGCCAGCGACAAACCCACATGATCAGTCTAAACAGGTTTCGTCACACGGGGGGAATAGAGTCACTGGATGATGTTCGAACATTTCGGTGACCCTAATTCCAGCCCCGAGGCGGACCTGTTGAAGGCCGAGATGACGGAGATCATCAAGTGGGCCGATTCCCGGTCACCCCGCACGCTCCAGACGAACCTGGGGCCCTCGGAAATAAGCAGTGGCTGCAAGCGGGCCATCGGGATGCGGATGGCCAGGATCCCGGTCATCAACGAGGGAGCCGATCCATGGCCCGCCATCGTCGGTACGGGCATTCACATGTGGTTGGAGCAGGCGGTGAAAGGGTGGGCCATCGCGCACCGGGACCATAACTGGCGGACCGAGGTGGAGTTGCCATTCACGGAGCAACTCACCGGCCACGGGGACCTGTTTCATGTGGGTCGGGGATGGGTGGTGGACCACAAGTCAGCCGGCAAGGATCGTATGACGGAAGTGATAAAACAAGGACCACCGGAAAAGTACATTAACCAAGTAAACATTTATGGTCTGGGATACGAGCTGCTTGGGTATACCGTAACCAAGGTAGGTTTGGTATTCTATCCACGCGCGGGACGGCTGAAAGACGTGGTCGCCTGGGTCGAGGACTACGACCGGGCCCGGGCCTTCCGGTCCCTGGACCAGCTCCCGATCATCGAGCATCAACTGATCCAACTGGACGTGATCAACAACCCGCACCGGTGGGAGCAGGTGGACGCGAAACCGTCACACGACTGTGGGTACTGTCCGTACTACAACTTCAGGTTGTCACTGGAACAGGGAGCGTCCGACGAAGGATGCCCAGGAAAGTAGGAAACATGTTCGAGTCGTACTCTGATCAGCCACAGCAACAGGAAACCGATCCCCGCAGGGCCCACTTCACTCCGAAGAACCTGGCGGCCCAGGGCCACAACCTGATCGTCTTCGTGAACGAGCACATCCCCGACGCCCCTGGTGGCATGCCCCGGGCCGATGGCAAGGCCCCTGACGCCATCATGGTGGACGTCGTGGACCTGGACCTACCCAGTGACGACAACACCCACTGGGGGCTGGTGGAGCACAACTACTGGTGGCGGGCCGGCTCCATCATCGGGAAGTTGCGCCCGTTCATCGGACGTGGACCCATCGTGATCCGACTCTCCGGCGGTCAGGCACCAAACCCGTTCACCGTGACGAACGTGATGGGTGACCCCTCGGTGAGTCAGAAGGCCCACACCTGGGGTCAGTGGAATCCGAACTTCACCCGGACCGCGCCACAGCAGACCAGCCGTCAAGGCGGTCCGCAAGAGCTTCAAGCAGGGTATTCGGCAGGCTCGTCAGGCCCATACCCCACAACGGCTCAAGGGCCAGGGGGCTTTGTGCCAGGACCCACCCCGACCTCAGCTCCGCCGAGCATGCCGACTCAATCTCATGGTTCACCATCTAGTTACCCCCAGTTTGGAAATGGTGCTCCACTCCCAGCCATGACGCATCAGGGAGGTCAAACGTCGGCACCGGGTCAAACTCCACTCGCCAGTCCCCCTCCCACTTCACCTGGACGGCCAGTTCAATCCGGTCTGCCAGGTCATCATTCGAGTGAGCCCAACGCTGGGTGGCAGACAACTCCATTTCCATCTACTGCTCCTCACGGTGAAGCCGCTGGTGGATTTGCCACCCCCGCCTCGCCAGCGGGAGGTCAATCGCAGGAATATCCCACGGTGGTCCCATCCAGTCCCACTCACGCTGGACCCGGTACTGGACCTGGTGCTGGATTCGGGTCCCCGCCCATTCCGGGGGTAAATTATCCATCCCCTCAGTCTACACTCCCACCGCCACCAAGCGTGGGGGATGTGATTCAGATGTTCGCCCAGCAAGGGATGACCTTGGAGCCGGTGCAGGTGACGGAGCGGCTGGCCCAGCAGCACGAGCACAACGCCACCCTGGATTCGTTGCGTAAAACCCACAACATTCCGGCCCCCAATTTGGCACAACCTGCCGAACCGCCGTTCTAGGTGGCGATCACTGGGCCGTCGGCTCAAACGGGCCTATAGTGAGGGCCACCGGCATCGCCTCCGGTGGCCCCTCATAAACTGTGAAACTGTTGATCCTGGTTCCAATAGAACCTAAGGATCAGGATGTTTCCCTGACAAGGAGGAAACATGAACTCAGGCCCCACCGTAGCACAGGTCGCGAGGATCTGGCACGAGGCAGGGGTATCGACCATTCCGATTCTCCCCGGGGGCACGAAACGCCCTGCGGTGAAGTGGGGTGACTACCAGATCAGGCTTCCCGAGTTCGGGGAGATGGACCACTGGTGGGGTAACGGACACGAGTACGGACTGGCCCTGATCATGGGTCGGATCTCCGGGAACCTGGAAATGCTGGAGCTGGAAGGCCGGGCCTGTGACCCGGACTCGCTCATGGCGATCGAGACCGCCGCCGCCGAGTTGGGCTGCCTGGACGCGTGGCTGAAGCTGATCTCGTCGGCGTACACAGAAGAGTCCCCCAACGGCGGCCTGCACTTCATCTACCGTATCTATGACCGGGAGGTTCCCGGGAACGAGAAGGTCGCCCGGCGACCCGCGACGATGGATGAGCTCCACACGAACCCCGACGACCGGATCAAGGTGCTCGCCGAGACGCGGGGTGAGGGCGGCTATGTGATCGTGGCCCCGACCCCGGGGATCTGTCACCCCACGGGACGGCAGTGGCTGAAGGTTCGTGGTGAATATGGCGACATAGTCACCATGTACTGGCAGACGCGGGTTAACATCCATCGGGCGGTTCGGATGGCTTTGGACCGGATGCCTGAGGTGCTCCCGGTTCCTGTCACACCCAACCTCCCCAGGTCAGTGACGGGGACCGGGCACCTGTGGGACGAGTGGGACCAGGGCCAGCACTTCCCGACGTTGCTGCGTGAGCGGGGGTGGACGCCGGCCGGTGCCCGTAGTTGGGTGCGGCCGGGCAAGGAGGCCAGGGATGGGATCTCAGCCACCCTGGACCACGACGGGTCGGGGCGCCTATACGTCTTCTCCACCTCGTCGGGAGTTGACTCCGACCGGTACTACACTCCGTTTGAGTTCGTCGCCTACAGCGATCATGGTGGGGATATAAAGGCCGCGTTGCAGAAACTGCAACTTTTGCCCCAACGCCAGACCATCGAAGAGTTCAGATATACCGATTCTAGTCCCGTTGACGAAGGCACACCCGACGCTGTCCCAGCGGACCGTTCCTACAGCTTCTCGGATCTCGGTAATGCGCTCCGACTGGCGGACCGGCCCACCGTCAAAGGACTCTTTCACTGGGTACATGAAGAAAAGGGTAACCGATACTGGACCGGAAAGAAGTGGGAACAGGACTACTCGGGAGCCCTAACCCGCGAGGTCATGGACATGACCGAGAAGATGGTGGACCACGGTGTACGCCTGGACGATGAGAAACTTGCCAAGTGGGGCTTGAATTCCCAGTCCGCGTCCCGGATCCAGGCGGCGATGACCCTGGCGAAGGCCATCCCCGGCATGACGAAACGGGCCGAGGAGTTCGACCGGAACCTGTGGCTACTGAACCTGGGCAACGGCACCCTTGATCTCAAGAATCACGAGCTTCTCCCGCATTCACCGCAGGACCTGATCACCCGACAGTTCGCGGCCGATTACGATCCTTCGGCAACATGCCCCAACTGGGAGCGGTTCATTGGGCAGATGTTGCCAGACGAGCAGGTCCGCAAGTATGTGCAGCGGGTCCTGGGCTACTCCCTGGCCTCGGTGAACGATCAGCGGGCACTGTTCATCCTGCACGGCCCGTCCGGTACGGGTAAGTCGACGTTCCTGGAAACCATGCGGGCCATGTTCGGGGACTACGGGATGACCGCAGCGACGGGTGCCTTCCGAGCTAAGGGTAAGGAGGGTGGCCCGAGTCCGGAGCTTCACACCCTCAGGGGAAAGCGGTTCGTGGCGAGTAGTGAAACAGCGGAAACAACCACGTTCGATGAGGAACTACTGAAACGACTGACCGGCCGGGATCGGGTGTCTTCACGTGATCTGTACGAACTGCCACAGGAGTGGACGCCGGAATGTACGATCTGGTTGGCAACGAACTTCCCCCCCAAGTTCAACTCGGACGATGATGCGATCTGGCGTCGAGCGAAACTGATCCCGCTGGTAAACTCGTTCTTTGGTCCTGGCGAGATCAGTGACATGGCCCGGAACATCCTGATCCCGGAAGCCAACGGGATCCTGAACTGGCTCCTCGCTGGGCTCCGTGACTACCAGGAGAGTGGACTCATGGAACCTGAGACGGTTACTACGAGCGGCAAGGAGTTCCGTAACCAGTCGGACTCGGTGAGCCGGTTCATCGCGGACACGCAGGACATCGGGACCTTGCAGGTGGTGCCGCACGGTCAGATCCGGGCTGTGGAGCTGTACGGCATGTACACGCTCTGGTGTAAGGACTCGGGGGAGCGCGGGCTGGGTCATCGCCGGTTCATGAACCGTCTGACCACCGCCCTGGGTGCGGATGTACGTATGGATCAAGGTCATGTGTATGGATTACAAAGATCCCCAACATCTAGCATTCTCGGAAGTTTTCAGAACTTCCCCTAGGGAAGTTTGCATCCTGGGCTTCCCCCGTGTATCGTAGTAATAGATGCACACGGGAAGGAGCACCATGGAAGAACTTGTCACAGTTGACAAGGTGAAGGTGAGGGGACGAACCCTCGTTCCCGGACACAGCCTGGTGGAGCTGGAAAAGTCCATCCTGAAGAAGGGCATCCTGGAGCCCCTGCTCGTCGACCACGAGTACAACCTGATCGACGGGTACCGGCGCTGGAGGGTTGCCCAAGACCAGGGGATCAAGCTGGTCAAGGTGACCGTGTCAGACACCTTGGAAGACTCCCTGGACTACCTGAGGCACATGCACGCCGATGGTCGCCGACCCCACCCCCGGACGGTGTACGAGATCTTCACCGCCCTCCAGGATCAGATCTGGAGCCGGCTCGCCGTCATCCAACGGGGACGTTCCCGAGGGGAATCCCGCAAGGGGCTCCTCAAGACGGAGCGGGCCCGGGAGGCGGTCGCCGCAGTCCTGAACCTACCCTCCTCGGGCTGGTTGCAGGGGTGTGTGGACGTGTACCGACCACACCGGATCAACGATCCGGAAATCCGCAGATCTCTAGCGGAAGCCGCACGGTCCAAAATGGACGGTTCATTGTGGACTCCCTACCAGGGTCGTGGCTTCATTCAGACCAGGCTCCTGGAGAAGGGCAAAATCAACACCCTCAAGGAGCAGAGAGAGCTACTGGATGCCAGCATCGGTCCACTGCTCATTCTCGGTCGCAAGCTGGAAACACTGCCCCGTGAACTGGATCCAGGTCTGTCCACAGAGGACCTGGATCGATGGGAACGGGAATACAACAAGGTGGCCCGAACCCTTCGAGCTGTCCGAGCACGTATCAGAGAGGCGCAGACCAGGTAATGGACACTAATCAATTCGATTCGACGTACGCTGAAATCGCTGTGTCCGATTTGGACACCGACTCCAGGATCCAGCGCCCGCTGGACCCCAACAAGGTCGGCACCATGGTGAAGAACTTCAACCCCGACGCGGTCGGGACCATCACCGTGTCACGTCGCAAGGACCGCAGCAACATCATCGTCGACGGCCAGCACCGGGTCGAGGTTGTCCGTCGGGTCACCGGCGCCATGGGCAGCGTCTACTGCCGCGTGTTCACGGGACTCACCCTCCTCCAGGAGGCGATGATGTTCCTGGCCCTCAACAACACCACCAAGCCCCGGTACGTGGACAAGTACAAGGTCCGGGTCACGGCTGGTGATGAGGTGGCGATCGCTATCAACGAGATCGTGAAGCCGTACGGTTTCGCGGTCACCGGAACGGTCGGCAACGGCAACATCAACGCCGTGGCCGCCCTGGAGCGCGTGTACAAGTTGTCCCAGGAGATCGAGGCTGACCCGAACCTGGTGCAGCTCACCGTCCTGGTCATCAACAGCGCCTGGGGTCAGGACCGGCACGGGGTGCAGGGTCCCATCATGGAGGGTATCGGTCGGTTCCTTGGTGAGTACGGTTCGAGCATCGAACTGGACCGGCTCATCGACGTGCTGAAGAACTGGCGTGGCGGTCCTGAGGGTCTGACGGTCCAGATGCGTACCTGGAAGTCGGCGAAGAAGGTCCGGGCTCCGATGGCCGTTGCGGACATCATCACCGACGCGTACAACGTCGGTCTGCGGGCCCGGAAGCTGCCGTCGTGGCGCAAGCGCTCATGACGCGTTAGCCTGCTTTCGGCGACGAGTTAATGGAGGGGGTCCCAGGCCGGGGCCCCCTCCGGTGTATCATGGTGTTATGGCAGAACCCTGTGGATGTAGATCAGATAAGTGTCGGATCGGTCCAGGAGACCGCCGCCACGGATCCCTCAACGGCTACTCGAACCTGAAGTGCAAGTGTGGTGAATGCACACGCATACATTCCGACTATGTCCGGGACATGGCCAAGAAGCGGCGAGCCGCGTCGCTGGCCCCGGAAGACCCACGACACGGCTCGGACAATGCTTACACCAACTTCAACTGCCGCTGTTTACCATGTCGAGAAGCGCGCTCAGACGCGTCGTATCTGAAACGACACGGACGGGCAAAGCCCGAATCCCACATGAATGACATTCCGGCGGAGGGGGAAGAATGGTGGACTGAATCATCCGCCTCCCCAGTCTGACATTCAGCCACAGGTGTCCGCCCACAACCATTCCTTGCCAGCGGCGTGGGCTTTCGCTAGCCCATTCGAAACATTCGGATTGAACGGGACAATGGAATCGGCACAGGTGCGCGGCCTCCCGGTGGTCGCATCCGTTATGGGAGTTGCCGGGGTGCTCGTGGACCCACAGTTCCGGGTTCACGTCAGGGTTCGCCGGGGAGCGCCGGCACCGGGCTTGTTTGGCCCACGGTCCTGGGGACTTCATGGCAGTACCCTCCTTAGCGTGTAGGACCGGGTCACCGGCTCCTGGACCTGGGTTTCCTGCGGGTGACGGACCACCTGGGGGGTAGCCCGGTGCCGGCGCCTGGCCTGAACCTGGATTTGCGGTTGGGGCCGTGCCCACAGGACCCGCAGTGCTAGCACTCCGAGCAGCAGTGACAGCAGCAGGGAGCCGATGGCGAATAGGGCCAGGACACTGACCCAGCCTTCCTGGATCATGACTGGCTCTCCCGATCTACGATCTTCTTCCATTGGCGTCGTTCCCGTTGGTGTAGGGGTTTCGACGGGTGATCGGGGTAGGGGCGCCGGCACCGGGAACAGAATCCGTACCGCCGCTCCAAGTACCGGGTTGCTAGGGAGTGGCCTGGGACCAGGATCAACCAGGTGGTGACGATGATGGTCATCGTTAGTTGCATTAGGGCTCCACGTCTATGGCAAGTATGCCGTTGACCTCCACGTATGGTGCGATCTGGGTGGCTGCGTCGAGCGCGGCTTGTCGGGTGTCCCAGGTGGATTGGACGATGGTGCGTGGGCGGAACTCCCACGCTTCCAGGTGCCTGCCCAGATAGTTGCCCATGGTGGATACTTCCCACTGTTCCGGGTTGACGCGGACCCTAGTTACCTTGACCGCATACTTATCATAGTCAGTGTGCTCCTCGGCAAGCAAGCTCACGGTGTACTGAGTCGTCATGGAATTCACAAGATCACCTGGGCCCCTACTCCACATCGCTGCTCGGAGCAGCGATAGAACCGATTGACCGAATCGACACGGTTCATCGCACCGTGATCACGGCAGGCTGGTTTGCCGTGCTGGTCCTCATACACGAGGCCATTGGTGACGTCACGATCGTCAGGGGGCAGCCACGTTTTTCGGGCCCGCCGTGCATCACCAAGATCGTTGATCATCGGAGGATCCTCCCCTGGAGGTCGATTACGATAAGTCCGTTAATCGGACGGTCAAGCCCGTCGCTCAGATTCCGGACCGAACGGAGGACCGGCCCGTACGCCATCCTGGACACCGTTGTTCTGTTATCTATTATTGCTCCGATCAAGAGTTGTTGAATGTCTCGGTGAATTAAACAAGTCACAGACGCACCCTTCCGGTTGATTGTTAAAGCCGGTGCCTTGCCACACAATGCGCCGGATAGGGACCCGGGGAACACGCGCACCATACCGGGGCAGGGTCGAATGGAGCAGGGGGTCCGCCACTGCTTTCAGTATCTGATGGTCGATTCTTTTCATCGCAACCAGTCCCGTGTTTTGACATAATCGACAAGGTGGATGCTGTGACCCCCCAGCGGCACAAGCGCCTTGTCCACGACATATGCCGTCCGGCAATGAACTGCCGTAATTACCGACACGAAAAAAACGTCCGAGATCAGCCGGTGCGGTTCCATGTTCCACATCCGTGTGATTCGAAGCCCCTGTCGGTGGCTAGCACTCTGACTGACAGCCGCTGTCCCCGCTCGGCGGTACCTACGGCCAGGACCTCCTCCATGGTGAGCCCGAACCCGGATAGCCGGACCCAGAAGCAGCGGTCCGTTCCAGGGACCCGGGTCGTGTAGGTGCCGGGCTTCAGTTCCCGGCCCACCACCCAGGTACCGTCCGAGCCAACGGGGGCTCCTGTGGCTTTGGGGGTGGCGGCCACAAGGGGCTCCTCCGCGCCGGATGGGTAGCCGGTGGGCGGGAGGGTGTTACTGAGACCCAGGAAGATCAAGAAGATCCCGGAGATCATGATTCCGGTGAGGAGCGAATACCAGGCTCTCACTGTTTATTCCTCTCTGTTACTTGGCGTCTAATTTCCCAATAGATGAAACTGCCCAGACGTACGTAGTTGCCACTGTCATGCGTGATGTTCCCTTCGTCGTTCAACCACAACTCCTCCTGCAACGCTCTTGTACTCAGTGCAAATATCCTTCTGTCTACATGATTCATTCCAGCTCTTGCCCCTCCTCCAGCTCCTTCATCCCCCCATCCTACACCAGGCCTCGCCTGTCATACCATGATCCACTCACGTGTATCGGCCATCCGTTTCATGATCCAGACTGGACTAGACCAGTGTCTGGCGAGTCCGTTCCGCCGACACTGCTAGCCTACTAGCTTGTAACCCATATTTCCTATTCCCAGGAATGCGCCCCCGGCTTGGAGGCTACATGGCAATCACATCAAACTGGACATTCAGGTGGTGTATCATTTTTCGATATGGGCACGGCATACCCTGTGGTTAGAAACTAAGGATTAGAAAGAAGCTCCTACCAGCAACAACGGGACGTAATCTAGATTCAATATTCCTTACCCAAACCTAGCCCTTGCGGAACAGAACGTCCCTATTCCAGTAGCTCACAACCCATAACCCGGTAACCAATCATCAAAGGTGGTTTCACTAGCCTTGTGCTAGCATCAGAACATGGCTAAGGTTTCGAACGACCCTCCCAGCAAGGGCTGGAGTTCCTGGCGCCACGTCAAGGAATCGGCAGGCTACCCGTGGTATGAGTGGTTTGATGGACGCGTCTGGGAGCTGGAACAGGGCGTCGACTTCCACTGCGACAAGGCCCGGTTCCAACGGATGGCGCACACACAGGCAAGGATTTACCGGCTCCAACCGGAGACTGGATACTTCCTGCGCACCACCTCCAAGTATGGAGGTGGAACAGTATGGCTCCAGGTGTGTGGCTACAACGGTGAGCCACCTGACCCGATTGATGTAAGATCCACGGATGGCTGAAATTTATACAGAACCAGTTAACTGGCAGGCGACGGGTGTGGCGGAGCGGTACCCGTGGGATGAGTGGCTCGACGGGCAGACCCGCGCGTTGGATCCCGGCACCGACTTCGCTGATGTGAGCCCCACCCCCACCATCAACACGATCCGGCGGTGGGTGAACCAGGCCGCCACCCGGGCCGGGGTGAAGGTGCGGACCAAGACGGTGGCCCGCGAGGACCGGGTGCTGCTGCTGGTGTCCGCCCAACGGTAGGTCCGGGGTTGGATCCAGGCCAAATCCAGGCCAAGCCCTCGTCGCTTTGCTCCTCGGACTAGAACCGTTCCTTTTCCCGTTCCTCGACTCGTTCCAGGTAGCCGGCGACCAGGGCCCGGGTGTCCGGCCCGGTCCCGGCTACCTGCTTGGGTGCCTGTTTGGCGGGTTCGTCGAGCCGGTACAGCTTCCCGATGGCCTGGAGTGCCCGCAGCCCGGCGAGGACGAACCGGGGGTCGGGGTTCCAGCCGTCCTTTTCCCGGGTGCCGTCGATGTGGGGCTGACACACCTGCCATACCATTTCGAGCCGGGCGGCGAGGAGTGCGCGCATGTATGGGGCGTCTTGCGACAGGGACGTGTCGTCGATCTGTGCCGCCGCTCCCAGTTCCAGCATCCTCTCATGATACTTGTGTAACAGATCCTGTAACAGATGTAACAGATTCAGTTACTGTTACAGAGATGCATATCTATCCACTCCCATAGACAAAGATGCATATTAACATGCACAGGTATATGGCTGGTATCATGACTTAGTTGGGAGACACCACAAAGAAACCCCAGGTCAGACCCAGTACCATTCCATCGAAGAAGCTAGCTACAGGGGTACAGTGGGTCCGGTTAGGGGTCCTGCTATCCACCCCCTCACCATGATCCTCTAACGGTTTCGGGGTTGCCTGCTCCCTTTTGGATCTTGGACCTGTCATGTCCTGTAACAACAGGTCCTCATGATCCAACCCCCCCATCCTGGTGGCCTACTATCCCTACCAGTTGAGTAGGGAATAGACACAGGGGGGTTACCTAGGTATCAGCTGAAAGGGGGATACCTAGGTACCCGAAGGTACTAGGTAGGTACAGGTACCTGTTACATAGGTACCTAGGTATCCCTTGTTACTTGCGGGTAGGGGGGGTGACTAGGTGGGTGACCAGAGGCACCACACACAGGTGACCCCATATCCACAGCGCCACCAGGGCCAGCACTCCCACCGTGACCGGATCAGGTCCCATCACGTCACCGTGCCACAGGTGCGCGCCGCACGGGCGGCAGCATAGTGCAGGTGGGTGCAGAACTGGCGGGCATGGTGGTGAGCCCGTGCCAGCGTACGGTGCGCCTGGAAGGCTCCCACGGTGTCGATTGTTCCACCTGGCCGGGCACGACGGATGGTGTACTTACGGGGGGTGCTGTTGACCTGCTCGGATGAGATGAACAGGGCTCCCCCATCGGGGAGCGGGTAGATCCGCGATGATACCCGGCTACGGAACCAGCGCATGGTACCGGCGCTGAACCACACACCGTCCACTTTGGCGTTGGCATCTTTGATGTCTGCAATGGTTTGGAACATGGCTCCCCCCAAGGGATCCGGAACAGACACACCCTGGATCCGTTACGGGGCAACGGATCCAGGGTGTGTGTCCTATGTGTACTGAGACATACGGAGGGTGAACGTCCGACGGGCACTGGTGAAGGCCTCCCGCTGGAACGTCACCCACTGGTCACTCATGCCGGCATCGGCCAGCACCTGCCAGGCCCCGTAAGGCCGCCCGGCGTTCCATTCGGCTACCGCCCGGTTGAGCACCCTGCGTACCCGGGAGCGCGACGGATAGGTGGTCTACTTTGCCGCCGAACCGCACCACGGATCCCACTCCGGAACCCGCAGGAAATTCTGCCCGTTCTCACGACTGGTCGTGGCGAAACCCGCACCCCCGATACACAGCCGCACCACGTTGGGGTGCCCATCCACGTTGATGTAGAGCTCTGCCCGGTCCGGATCCTTGCCCGTGACGCCTTCCAGGTCCCTTTCGTTGCCCGGTACACACCCGGTCAACGTTAGGGCTCCTAGGATCACGCCAGCGGTCAGGATGGCCTTGTGTGTGCGCCTCATGGTTGAGGCCCCAATCTCCGGTAATCGGTTACCGGTTCGGCGCCACGGTGCCCACCAGGTGGACGCCGTGACGCCTAGGTCACTAACCGATCTTCTTCTTCTCCGCCATGGCTGCCGGCATGTAACACAGGCAGGCAGGTGGCATCTCATCACAGTCGAAACACAGGCCACACATGGCGCAGTAGCCTTCGACCAGGTCCGATTCTCCGGCTGGTGCGCTGCACATGCGGCACACCAGTTTCGATGACCAGGTGGGCTCGGCGCAGGTACACCCGTCCAAGTCCTGACCACAGTCGTTACACAGATCGGCAGACACAGACACGCTGGTGCCGACCTGCGGCGACCACCCTGCCCAGTCCGCGTCGGCGCCTACCCACTGGTTGCCGACGTGGCGGTACCTGGTCACATACGGCTTATAGCCATTGTTTGAGTACCAGACGCCATCCTTGGTCCACGTCCCCGCATCCTCGTTGAGGATGTACGCGTCATCCCTGAACCGCCGGTTGACGGTCAGGATGACGACCTTGTTGGCCGGGGTGAGCCATCGTTCCACTTTGAGACGGTTGCGTCGGTGTCTCATGGAGCCGAACCGGCTCGCCAACGTGTCGGCGAGGATCTTGGTGTCGGATCGGGGGTCACCCTTGCGGGGCTGACACGTGGCGGGAAGGACCCCGTTGTGTGCCAGCACCGTACGGCCGTCACCATCCACACAGAACGGGTGGACGTTGTTGAGGGTGGTCAGACCATGGGTGCCGAACCGGCTGTGGAACAGGGCCGGTCCGCCGGGGTGCAGGATCCTGGCATCGCAGAATTCGTCGATGGCCCGGTTGGCGTCCATGGACCGACCCTGGATGATCCGGTCACTGTCCACAATGGCCCAACCATGACCGTCGTCATTGAAGACGGATCCGTTATACAGAGCCGCTACGTCGGGATAGGCACCGGGCTTGAAGAAGGTCAAGAGGCACATAGCTTCTCCACTTGGTTGATGACCGGGGCGTACTTGTCACCCTGGTCTGTTAGCCAATTCCGGTACGTGTCCCATCTCCACCCACCACGGGCGATGATGTCATTCGCTTTCTGGTCCCGTGTGAATTCCACAGTGGACGCCGTGAGCGCCAGGCTCCCCTGAACCTCTTCAGGGTCAAGGGATGAAGCGAACACCCGCACCTCGAACGTGTCTTTCGGTTGGGTGTTGATTGCCTGGTAGCGGTCCAGTTGCTTGGCGTGGTCACGCCACGGATCCTTGACCAGCTTGGCTACCGCCTTACGCGCGTCGGGATGGAACGCACCCCACGTGCTGTTTCGACGGGCCAGTCGGATGACCTGATCCTGGTTGCGGTAGAAGAACTTCATCCACCGGTACATGTGGCACGGGTCGGCAAACCCTTTGCGTGACACGTGTACGTGCAGCCCGTTGTTGCGCTGCATGACGTACGCACCAGAGTCACGCAGGTCGGACAGCATCTCCCAAGGGAAGGCCGCCATGGCGTATTCGTAGTCCATGGGGTGCGTAACGATTTCGAAGCCCTGGTTGATGGAGGAATCTTCCTTCATGTAACCGAGCGGTCCCATGGCGCGGTTGGCTACCCGCAGCGACCGGTACATGTCCCTGGTTTCGATTTCCAGTTCCATGCCTAGGAATACAGGCCCGGTGCCGTTGAAGATGGGACGTGGCCGGTACCCGTACGAAAACAGGTCATCGTCGCTGCGGACGTCGGGGCGCTGGAACAGGGTGGGTGTGTCGGTGGATTCGTTACAGGTGCACGGCTGATCGCCGCAGTCCCCGCACTCATCGCATGCACAGTCCCAGCAGCCGCAGTCCTCGCAGGGCTCCTCCGTCGCCTGCTGTGACCATGAGAACGCTTCCGCCCGCTGTGACCGTTGCAGCCGCTCCCGCGCACCCCTACAGGCCTCACAGGGGCAGCGCTCACCCCCGTATTCCGGATCACTTACCGGATCGTTCAGTTGGACGGGCATAGGCCCTTCCTTCCCTTTACCCAACCGTCCCATGTGGACGGTTGGCCATGGCTCCTGTTGGGTCCACAATGGAACCAACAGGACCATGGGTCAGGGACGATCGGCGGCAACGGCATACACAGCGCCGGCTGTGGCTTCGTCGGCATACGTGAATCCAGTGGCGACACCAGCGCCACTCACGGCCAGCACGAACGTGCCGAACCGCAGGATCATGCCTGTCCGGCCAGGTGCCGATTCGAAGGATCGGAACTCATCCGCGAGTGCTATCAACAAGTCCACTCACGCCTCCAGAATGCTGGCCGCGTCACGGTGACGGCGCTCTAGGATCTCTGCGGTCCATGCCTCGGCTAGGTCGTCCGCGTCTGTTCCCCGGAGGGTTGCGCGAGAGAAGATGGGAGAGAAGCCCGCCCAGACGACACTAGCCTCCGGGGGGAGGGTCCCCATTTCAACCCGCTTTTCGAGGTAGATCTTCATGGCCCAGTAGCCACTTTCGTTCTCATACCTACGGGCGACCTCGTTACCGCCTCCCAGCGGAACCGCTTGACCGGCAACACATAAGTCACCGTTAGTCATGTTGAGCGTGCTCAGGTCGACGTTTTGGTACCAGCCCTGAACTGTCTCGTCCATGATCCGGGTACCACGCTTGACCCGTACCTCTACACTGTCCACTGTGGATCCCCTTTCCTTCCACCGGTTTCTGGTACCGGTAGCCACGGAAACCCTGGTACGTAAGGGGACCAGGGCAACCGTGGATCAGGACGCAGGTGCCTCCCATTGATACATGCCTTGCAGGGTGACGCGTTGCTGCTCTGCCTCTTCACGGATCCGTTGCAGCGCAACGGCTGTTTCGTGGGGGAGAGTTAGTTCCAGCATCCTGTCAATTTCCTCAGTCACCCTTTGGGCCGCGTATGCCGCCTCTTCCAATTGGCTGACCAGGTACTCAGTGTCTTCTGGATCCAGTGCAGGCGTCGAAACCGTTGTTACGTAAGGCATTCAGATCTCCAGATCAGAACTCAGGACATTGACCACCATGGACCAGGTGGTAGTGGGTTTCACTTTCCAGGTGGACCGTTCGGCTCTCGTGGTCGATGGTGACGTGATCAATTTCGTCACCATAGGTGACGCCGGTCACCCGGTAGTCACTCATGTAGATCCGTGGATCACCGATCGTGGTCGCTAGCTGAGAGATCAATTGTCCCAAGGTCATCTCGGGTACCACCCTCCATTGTGGAAGTCACAGTCCACAATGGGACTGTCTTCAGTGGCGCTGTGACAGATCCGTTGCTGATTCACCACGACCATGGCAACTATCGTGGCCAGCGTGATGATCAAAATCGCTAACGTTGTGAGCCTAGGCATTGCTCTCCTCGGTCACCCGCATCTTGACCTGTGCAATCCACAAGTCACGGAGCGCGATCAGCCCCGGAGAGTCAGCCTCCCCGAAATACAGACGAAAATCCGGATGAGTGAATCCCAGAACATGATCCACTCGACCAGCAATCCCCGAGTCGGCTGCAAGAGTGGTCATCGCGTGGTAGCCGGTCAGGAACTGTCGTCCCCGATATCTGGCCTTGGTCCTCTCTGTGAACACCTGGCCAGCAACACACCTGGTCGCACTGATCATGTTCAGTGCGTCGGTATCCACAAGGGATGCCCAACCAGGCCGATGTTCATCCAACCAGCGTGCACCCCGGTCAACGGACTGAACCAGGTCACGATCCATTGCTCTCCCTCCCCCCGGTCACCGTGACCGGGAGACATGGCTCCCCCTGGTACCGGCAGGCACCAGGGGGACCATGACGGGCTAGCGGGCAGCCTCAACCAGCCGGTTAGGCATGTAGGCGATCTGAGGCCGGTAGCCGTTGGTCGGAACCGGTGCCGACGCGCTCACGTGGGTTTGCGCCGGCACCGGAGTCTTAGCCGCCTTACGGGCGGGCTTGTGTGAGCCTAGGTGCAGCACCAGGGCGGTGCCTAGGGTGGCGATAGCGGGCCAGGCGGCCACACTCTGGTGCCACGTGCTGGCACCAGCACCGGCGCTCTGGATGTTGGCCACCAGGGAGGCGACCCAACCGAGCGCGAAGAACAAGTAGGCGGTCATCCTGGTCGCATGGGTCATCCTCGGTGCCATGGCGTAGGCACCGGCCACCAGCATCAACCCGTCAACCGCCAGCGGCGACAGGTAGGCGATGTCAACCCTCTGGCCCGCGTCCAGGGCCATAGCGGAGATGTGCCAGTAGGAGGTATACAGGGCCACCAGAGCCACCAGGCCGGCACCGCCGGTGCGCGCGTTGGTGGCTGCGGCGATCCGTGCCAGCGAGTGGGTGAACCGCTGCATTGACGTGATCTTTTTGCGAGTTGCCATGATCCCCTCCATGGGGTGAGTCGCGGCACGAACCACACGTCCATGCCGTCACTTGCACCCACGTAGGGTGTGTGTGCGCCTGGTACCGAAACACGGAGACAAAGCCGTGAGGCTAACGCTAAGTCACCAGCAGACATGTCAATGCCGGTAGGTCGCTTCCGTGGGTGGCGCAAACCTGTCGCTGTGGAGTTTTCAATGAACGGGGTTGCGGGCTAAGTACCCTCGGCGTGCACCCCGCCGTAACGGGGCACCACCGGGGACGCTTAGCGGTGCATCGTGGTGTAGTTACCGTTCGCGCGGTGGTCTCGGATCTGGGCGGCGACCTCGCGGTAGTGGTTGGCCCACTCGGTCGTGTTGCTCGGGTCGAGCGTCGGGTCGCAGGCCAGGATCTCGTTCTCCAACTGGCGGTACGTCTCTCGCTCTGCTTCGTGGCGGTACGCCTCGCGTTCGGCCATGCGGAGCATGGCAGCGAGCTGACGGTCGTCGGTGGGGATCTGCTGGGTCATGTCGTCTGGCGCCTCACTCTCGGCCGTGGTCCACTCGATGAACGCCATGAACTCGCTCCGGCTCAACCTCTCCTCGGCGCGGTACAGGGCCTCGCTCGGGTCGCTGGCGAACAGTTCCTTGATCGTCTCGATGGTCATTGCGATCTCCCTCGGGGCGGTGGGGCGGGGGGTGGAACACTCCCTAGTCTACACTCCGTCTGACCAGGGGAAATGGAGATCACAAGTCTCTGACCAGGGGAAATGAAGATCACCGGGGGCCATCCCCCATACCGTCAGTCTACACTACCCGTTCGGCTAGTACCCACTCCATCGTTGGGGTACAGTGGATGGGTACCAGGGCACCAGGTAGCGGGTATACCCCCGGGGGGTATGTCACCCACCTAGTCACCCCCCCTACCCGCAAGTAACAAGGGATACCTAGGTACCTATGTAACAGGTACCTGTACCTACCT